GGAAACTCCAAATACAAATTACGCAAGGTAGTGCCTCGGCTCACCGAGTTAACACGGTATGACCCCCGTACCCATCTTTGCGACCTTAAACTACTTGTGACGCAGTCTCACCACCAGGATTCTATCATGGATAAGAATATAAGTTACGTACAACAAAGAGTACGCTTTTCATATCCCGATCCAAGCCTGGATGCTTACGTGAGCCAACGAGTTACAGTGGTAGCAGATCTGGACCAGAAGAAGCCTGTTCGCTTGCTAAGTTAAAGCTGTGCAAACGTGTTCAACAGTCCTACCGAGAAACATCTCAATGTTTCGCGGCCAGATTTGTAGGGTGACAGTCCATGTACTCACAGGTCCCGGTGACTTACATCTCCGCAGCATTTCAGCGGGGAGCACCGGCGCTTTCCTTGTGCATTCTGTCCTATTTGTATCCGAGTAACAACTGCCGCTGCCCACCGGGCAGCTTCAGCGGCGCTTTCGAGATCGAAGGCGCAGTCGCCCTGTAAGCAAAGTCGCTTGCAAGACCGACACCCATTCCGACGAGCTTCAGAGCCGGCGGACCAACCGCAGTGAGAAGCTTTGCCGCTCCCGAGACCCCTCGAAGTGCGTACTGTCCCATCTTCGTCAACATTCCGATCACACGTGCCTTATCGTCCGAGGGTTCCCTCGAGACGAATGTGGTAGATGTGCCCGGACTGATGGCGATGGTTGAGACAGCAGCGACACCCGTAGGATCCGCGTGCGACATAGTCTTTCCGCGGGCGTTGACCCCTATGACCTCGAAGTGAGCATAGGCTTCAAACGCAAACTGGTTGCCAGCCGTCGAGTTGATCGTCACGGCCATGAATGGGTTCATTGCTGCTGAGCCGTTGGCCTCAGTCCAGTCGTAGTCACCTGGGTGGCTCGGAAGATAGGTACAGCCGTACCATGTCCCCGGGAACACCACCTCGTAGTCTGCTTCCTCGTAAGCCGAAACATTAGCGAAGCTGAATCCATTCAGCAACGCGTGGTCCGGCTCTTGAAGAGCAGCTATGGTTCCTCCGAC